CGTTTCCCTGAGGTCTTCCGCCCTCAGAAGGGTTGCTTGCGCTTCCTGCAATATTTGCAGGAATGCGTATGTCATCATGACCTTCTATCTTATCTAATCTTAATGCCTCTCTAGCTTCATTTGGAGTAAGTACTCCGCCATTAACTAAAGTGCTGTAGTATTTTGCTTTATCATCTAACTCTGGCTGTAAAGGCGAGAGGTCTTCTAGTGCTGCTGCAAGGTCATAACCAAAATATCGCTCTAGTCCACTAATTAGTTTCCTAACCAAAGGTAGAACGGTTTCTTGATACATTAATTTCTGGTTGGGTCTAATGTTAGCATTATTGCCACCATCCATTAAAATTGGTGGGATACCAATAACTTTTAAGATTGTATTCTCTAAGTTAGTTACTGAATCCTCAAAATCTAATTTCTTGAAATCCACATTTGAAATACTGTCTATCTCTAAACCCCCATCTAGAACTAAAGGCCTTCTGCCTCCGTTCTTAGGGTTGTACTTCTGTGCCCAAGAATTAATTAATCTTTCTTTTACTTTTAAGCTTAATGTATTAGGACTCTTTAATACTAGTCCTGGTACAGCTCCATTCTTAAAGAAGTTTTGCTGAAAAGCTTTCATACTGTATAACAAGTCTATTGAGTCTCTAGCTGATCGTAGTCTAGATTTACCTCTATAAATAGAATCTGCTGAATTGTCTTGTATGTGTATAATTTCCTGCGGCTTAAACTTTTTACCACTATAATCATAACCGCTTACAAATGTCTTCTTGTCTGGGTGAATAGTGACATTAACTGCTGGTAAGTGGAATAAGTGTGCTCCATCAAAGTATATAAAAGCATTGCCGTCCATTAACATATCTAAAAATATATTACGTCTAAAAGTATCTGCCGACTGATAAGGATTTGGGTTTCTATTTAATAGAGTGGCCAACTTCTTATGTCGTATAGTAGCTACACCAGGAAAAGACTCCTTGTCACCTATATCCATATTAATCTGTGATGCAGCATCTACAACCATATTTACGCCACGATTTACACATTCTAGTCTTTCGTATGCTCTTTCATAAGGTATAGAAGGAGTTTGTGGTCCTTGGCTACCTTGAGATGCTGCTATATCTGGCTGTGCGGGGTTCAGTTTCTGAACCAAATTTCTAATTATTCCCATATTCTTTTATCCTTCTTTTATCCACCCAACGTTTCTGTTTAGGTCCAGTGACTAAAGAAGGTTTCTTGCCATATATTGAATGTAGTTTTAAATGATGCTTATGGCAAAGAGTAACTGTGTCAGCATAAATTTCTTTATGGTGCGCTTCAATAAACTCATCCCTCATACCTATCATATCTTCTGCAGTCAGTATAACTAGTTTCTTTTCTTTAATCCACTTATTAAGAAGTTCCGTTACACTGTAAAAATGGTGGAAGTCTAAAGTCTCTACTCCGCCACAGATGTAACATTCCTCGTCTTTTACATAAGCCGACTTTGCTCGGTCTCTAATGTATTTAATCTTATCGCGTTTAAGTTCACTCATAAGTTGTTTTTGTTAAAATCTCGCTATATATGGGCAATTATATCAAATTTAGGGTGAAAAGTCAAGACGTATTTTTCAGTTGGTGGTACTAAAAAGTTATGTCAGAGGCTACAAAAGTATAAAGAGCGTATCTAAGTGCGTCTGCCATGTGCGAGGCCATATTGTGTACCGGTTTCTCCGTCAAGAGGTTCTCATTTGGATTCCATTGATATTGGTCCAAGCATGTTAAAGTGTCTTTACAACGTTGATCCACAATTAATTTGTCATTATCCACAATTGTGGAAACAGACGCAATCCCGTCCAGCACACTCTTCGTGGCATTGATAGTTGAAATATCGTAATTCTGGGCTAAATCGAAACGCATTTGCTGAGCTGCGGAGTCGATGTAGATTGCGTCTATATCCCACTTATCAATCATTTTCTGTATAACCTTAGCATGTTGCTCAGTAGTCCTCTCAGCTTCCATGTACTCATCTAATATATAGTATGTTTCAGAATCCCAATCATACCCAATAACGCAAAAAGCAGTAGGGTCACGGTAACCAACATCCAGACCAGCAAATATATCCATTTTTGATACATTAAGTTCCTCTAAGTTTGCAACGCATTCCTCATAGTTGAAGTTCCATACTTGGCCCATAAACGTGTTAAAGTCTGCTAAGTACTCCTGGTTAAACTCTGCTTTGGACATACCCTTTCTAGCTTCATCGATATCTTTCTGAGAAATTCTAGGGTTCTCGTGATACGAAGCTCGTATAGATACCCAGTTCTCATACTCGTCATTATAACCCCTTTGGTAGAATTCTGAGAACCAGTTATTTCTCCCTCGAGGCGTAGATATAAATATACACTTACTATTTGGCTTATCTAGAGTTGGACGTAGTGCTACATTAAAAGCATCCATACCTCCATCTCCTAGTGCCGCTTCATCAAATATAATAAGATCATAAGACCTGCCAACGGTACTATCCACCTGATTGACTGATCCCATACGAATAGTGCTTCCATTTGTTAACTCTATGATTTTGTCTTTAGCGTTATCCCTGGCTACTTCTAAATCAAAGTGCTTAATTAGATTTCGTTGTAGGTCAAAAGAAATCTGAGATAGTGAGTAATTTGGACTCATGATTAGTACGTTAGTATTAGGTACTAAAGCTACTAGTTGTCCGATGATATTTGCTATATAAGTCTTACCTTGTCTTCTAGACAGTGCTGCTACTACAAATCTGTAACTTGGATTGTTAATTGCATTAATTAGGGCAATTTGTGCCCTAATAGGTTTGATACCTAGTAATTCTAAGTATTGAGCTATTGGAAGTTTTATAAAACGTTCGTCCTTTGGATACTCAATCAACTCATCAGCGTTAATATCCTCTCTACTTAGTTCCAGCATCTTATTCCTCTAATTAATGAAAAAAGCCTTGCAAAATACAAGGCTTAGTTAGTATATTACTTCTTTGTGAAGATATGGTATACTACAGCAAGAGAGGCTAGTCCAACTAGTCCTGCATTGCCCAGGTTGGTGATAATGGTAGTAATTGTACCAATGATATCTCCACCAATGAACGGTACACTCCCGCCAAAGATTACCTGTAATACGATAGCTAGAGCGATTAATGCCACGCCAGCCTCTGTGCCGGATTTGATCCAGCCTACAATTTTATCTAACATAAAATTTTCTCCTATTTTGAGATTTGTCGTTATTGACAAGTATAGAATTATACCAGGTTTGTATAAAATGTCAATCTCAAATTTCTAAGGTGATAGTAAAATACTTATTCTATGTTATTTATTTCTCTAAAGTGCGTAAACTGTTTATCTTTGATGGATTGGTTTTCAGCTTTAAGTTCGTGTAGCATCTCTTTCATATGCCTAGCCTCAGACTGTATATTACTAAGTGCTACCATTACTTCTTTGTGCTTCTCAGGCCACTGCTCTATAAACGCAGTATTTTTATCAACCTGACCTTGCATACTTGTAGTTAAAGCACTAGTACTGGAGGCCCACCAAACTACTGTAACTGTCTGACTAAAGATCGCAAATAGTAGAACTATGGCTGAACTCTTCATCCAATGAGGAAGCTCCGGCCTACGCTTTTTAAGGTACTCAATTTCTTTAAATAGGCCGTCCTGGCATGTATCCATCTTACTCTTTAATAAAGTAATCTCTGTTTCCAGAGAATTGACCCTGTTTTCCATCTTTATAATTCCTTCTTGGCGCTTGATATTATCTTGCCTAACTTGAGAGTACCTATACGGTTATTCGGTACATATCTCCATATGTATCCTCTCTCATCATCGTTGCACCCGAAGACTGTAATTGTTAATCCTATTTTAACAACTACAGCCTTATGATTATCTAATATTACATGATCTCCTTCTCTGAAGGGACCAAAGTATTTAAAACTTATTCCTTTTGCTATGTTAGTAGCGTAATCTTTAATCAGTAGTGCTACTACAATACCTAGCATCACTGTTATGAATGGAGTAGCTAAATCAGCTAGTTGAATACTGAGATCCTCAAGTTTCATCTACTTGAATACCCATATCTGCGTAATCATCTCTAAGCCACTCTAACTCTAGCTTTCTATCCTGCGCATATAAATCTTCTATGTCAGAACTTTTATTTGTCTTAGGTTCTTCAATAGCTTCAGGGTCTTTATGTTCTGCTAAAGCGCAGTGGTATACCTCGTGCCCCATAATTGCCATGGCCTCTCTGTCATCCCAAATCTTTGCAGCTATAAGGTGTACAAAACATACGTCTTGTGTTTCGTTAACAACAGCAAATCCTCGTACACCTGCCCCTTCTGGAAGGTTATTATCGCCCTTGCTGTTATCCCAGGCTTCGTTAAGGTTATCTTGAAAGGTATACCATATGAATTTTACTATAAACGAATCACGTACTACTTCTACAGTATCATCGGGACCGTATTTCATCAGATTAAAATCATCTAAAGCTTGTGCAGGACGTGCAAAGAAGAAAGAACCTATAAGGAGTACAAGCCCTGTTATTAATACTAATATCTTATTGCTTATTATATTCATGTTTCTATGCTTTCTCCAGGCTATCCAGCCGCCTAATCTTAAAGCATAATATGCTATATAATTAATAATTTTAAATCCATTGACTGCAATAGCTACTTCTCTAAAAATAGTATCGGCCTCAAGCTGAGTTAGAGGTACTTTAACACTGGTATCTAGTAGTAGGCCTTCAACTCTGTATGCATAGTCATGAATAAGCCCTGCTATTAATAGTACTCCCATAGGAGATAGCCAGCTTCTAAAATACTTAGGAACACTAGCACCATCAAAAATAAAACCCTTCGGTATTCGATACTTAGTTCCTTCCATTTCATAGGTCCAATCCTCTTCAATTTTCCATTTTCTAGTAGTTACTATCCACATCCAAATAGCGCCGATAACACCTTTATCCTTAGTAAGCATAGGTACAGGGCTCATTATTGGCATTTTCGTATAACTAAAGTTCATAATGTACTCCTATAAAGGCTAACGCCACCACTAGTAAAGGTATCAATACTACATATAGTACGATACATACTACTATTTTAATTCTTGTCCAAGTCCAAGACGTAAAGCATTCTTTGCTTCCCAGACATTTTACAATTTTCTCTATTAAAGTCATGACGCATTCTAGTATCCATCCTTATGAATAAGGTACTTAGCCTGAATGTACGCTTTCACTATACCACTCCTCACAATGTCCTCTGCGTAGAAATGATTGATAGAAAACCAATTAGGCATTGAAGATAATACTTCTACAAATTTACAAATATCTTTATCCGATCTCTTAGTAAAGTCTGTCTGCATAAAGTCTCCACAGAATAGAGCCTTAGAATTCTTTCCTAACCTTGTTAGTACAGAGTCTGCTTCGTGTGACGTACAGTTCTGGAACTCATCCATTATAACTATACAATTATCTAAAGTTATACCCCTTACATATGAGGTGATCATAAAGCGAATAACGCCATGCTTTACTAAGATCTCGTATGCATCGTCTCTCCCGAATAACTCGGAGCATATCTTCTTGTAAGGTAGTTCGTATACCTGGGACTTCTCTTCTAGATTTCCAGGTAGAAATCCTATGTCTCGTGTAGGAACTG